GCACTTGTCGCAGCTAAAGAAAGAGAGGCGTGTGCGAAGTTGTGCGAAGAGCTGTTACCCGGCAACGGTAGCCGGACAGCAGCAGCTATTAGAGCAAGGAGTAAGCAATGAGTGGTGATCACAACAAGTATCAAAAAGCTAAAGGTGTTAAGAAAGGACTGTTTGATGACTTACCCATCGTTAACCATGAACGAGACAAAGCGTGGGCAGCATTCATCAAGCGAAGAGATGTTAAAGCCATGATGAAAGGCAAAGAAGATTTTAAGTTTCCGCTCGATGGGTCGTATGACCTGTGGTGTATCGCTTGGGAGCAGGCTTGGCGTGAAGGTTTTTATGATGGTTGGAAAGAAGCAGGAGGAAAAATTCGTGAGCCCTGATACAAAAGTAAAAATCAAATCAACAGGCGAGATTGGCTACGTTGTTAAGGTAGATGAGGATGGGTTCGTGTGCTTGCGCGTACCTTCTACCAACGGCTGGCCTTTCCCGCACTATGTGTTCCTGCCACGCAATCAGATGCAAGTTGTTAAGCGTGATAAGCATGAAGACTTACAAGATGTTGAGGAGGCGCCATTTTGAGAACACCAGAAGGCAAGGTCAAAGACAAAGTCGTCAAGATCCTTAAGCAGTACGGTGTGTATTACTTCTTCCCTGTAACAGGTGGTTACGGTGCGTCAGGCATACCTGACATCATCTGCTGTCACAATGGACGCTTCATTGCCATCGAGTGCAAAGCAGGGAAGAATAAGACGACACCCCTACAAGACGCGCACATTGCGCGTATTAGGGCAGCGGGTGGGGTAGCAGTTGTTATTAACGAGGAGAACGTAGATGGACTTATTAACACAATCGGATGCGAGTGACGCAGCACAGGAGCTTATAGCTCGTGCGGTTAAAAAAGAACTTGTTGGGGTCATGATCATGGTCGAGCCTGAATCAGGGAAGCTGCACATGATGGGGCTGAACGCTGACATGGAGGACATCGTCAACCTTATCTTTGAAGCACTGGCAAATGTGCAGAAACACTTCAAAGAAGACATGCGCCCTGACAGGACGTTGCAATGAAAACACTTGTTGTTGATTTTGAAACACGGTGGGACAAGAAGTCATACACGCTCAGTAAGCTGACCACGGAGGAGTACATCAGGGACGAGCGGTTCAAAGCTTTCGGGTTGTGCGTTAAAGAGCTGGGCTCAGACGATGAACCTGTATGGATTTCTCACAAAGATATTCCTGAGTTCGTAGCATCGGTTGATTGGGCGAACACAGCGGTGCTGGCGCACAACGCGCAGTTTGATGTGGCGATCCTGTCATGGCGGTATGGGGCACAACCTGCACTGATCTTTGACTCGCTGTCTATGGCACGGGCGCTGCGCGGTGTGGAGGTGGGTAACAGTCTGGCTAAGCTGGCGCAGGAGTTTGGTCTGCCGCCTAAAGGTCAGGCTGTACACAGCACGGATGGGCTGGAGGAGCTGACCCCTGAGATTGAGAAAGAACTTGCTGAGTATTGTGCGCATGACACGTTCCTGTGTGAGGAGGTGTTCAACCGTCTGGTTGAGGGATACCCTGCCAAGGAACTCAAGCTGATTGACATGACGCTGAAGATGTTCACGCAGCCTCGGCTGATGCTGGACGTGGAGTTACTGAAAGAAGCTATCACTGATGAGGAGCGCAGACGTGGAGAACTATTGGGACGACTCGGTGTGGATGACAGCGCACTGGCGAGTAGTGATCGATTTGCAGATCTTCTCCGTGGATTGGGAGTGGAACCACCAACGAAGATCAGTAAGACCACGGGCAGACCAGCTTATGCTTTTGCTAAGAACGACGCACTGTTCCAGGCTATGCTCAACGGTGATAACGAGGAACTTGCCCTGCTGTGCGAAGCAAGGCTCAGAGTTAAATCAACGCTTGAAAGAACCCGTGCACAGCGATTCGTTGATATTGCATCGAGAGGCACACTGCCCGTTCCCCTTAATTACTACGGGGCTCATACGGGGCGATGGTCAGCCAGTAGAGGTTCAGGGCTCAATCTCCAAAATCTCAAACGTGGGTCTTTCTTACGACGTTCCATTCTGGCTCCAGAAGGTCACAGCTTCGTCGTCTGCGACCTCTCCCAAATCGAACCCCGAGTCCTCGCATGGATCGCCGGATACGAAGAACTGCTAAACATCTTCAGGAGTGGGCAGGACGCATACGCTGCGTTCGGTGCACAGATGTTCGGCATACCCAACCTGTCCAAGGAGAGTCACCCTGAGCTACGACAGTCTGCCAAATCAGCGCTGCTGGGCGCTGGTTACGGTATGGGTTGGTCGTCATTTGCTGCGCAGTTGTTGACAGGATTCCTCGGCGCACCACCCATGCGCTACGACAAAGCGTTTGCTAAACAAGTTGGTGTAACCGCAGTCACCGCGCACAAATTCCTGCACGACAAAGAAGCAATGGCTCGGCTGGAGAAGATACCGCACACCTGTACTGATGAAGAGCTGTTCGTCCATGCACTAGCTGCCAAGGCGATCATCGACAAGTACCGTCATGCGGCGCAGTTGGTGAAGGACTTCTGGGCGTTCTGTCAGTCAGCTATTGATGAGTGTTTGGTGAAGGGCAAGGACTTTTCATATAAAGGACTGCACTTCAGCAAGGAACAAATCCTCTTGCCAAACGGTATGAAGCTGCGCTATCCTGACATCCGAATCTCGAAAGAGAAAGGGGTGGTTTATGGCCCCGACGAGACTAAGCTGTATGGCGGGAAGCTGACCGAAAACATCGTTCAGGCGCTAGCTCGTATTGTGATGACCGATGGGATGCTGAGAACTCAAAAGAGGTACTCAGTGTGTTTAACCGTGCACGATGAAGAAGTAGTCATCGTGCCAGATGCCTATGTCCAAGAGGCAGAGCAGTGGGTTTTGGAACAGATGACCGTTGTACCGAAGTACATGCCGGGGTTACCTCTGGCAGCAGAAGTTAGTTCAGCAAAGCGTTATGGTGACGCAAAATAAAGGAGAGTAAATGGACATACCCAAGACAATACGGGTCGGTAACAAACGCTACACCATTAAGCTGCAACACGTTGACGAGCCATACACGACAGGCTACACCGTGGACAACTTAATTGTTATAGCGTCCAGCAACAAGACCAAGCACACGACAGAGAACGAACGTGCCCTGACGTTCTGGCATGAGTTGACGCATGTCATCCTCGATCATGTGCGCCCCAAGTTATCCAACGACGAACAGTTTGTCGAGCACTTTGCAGAGACAATGCACCAGATCGTCAAGTCAGCGAGGTTCTAATGAAAGCATGGTCCCACTCAGCACTCAAAGACTTTGAAGGGTGTGCAAGACGTTATCACGAAGTACGGGTGTTAAAGAATTACGTACAGAAACCCACTGAACAAATCCGCTACGGTAAAGAGTTACACAAAGCCGCAGAAGATTACGTAAAAGATAACACCCCCATACCTCCACAGTTCTCGTACGTGCAGCCTACGATTGATGCGCTGCTTGCAAAGCCGGGGACTAAGTACGCTGAGCATGAGATGGGGCTGACCGTAGACCTGCGCCCATGTGGTTTCAAAGATGAGAACTGTTGGGTGCGTGGTATTGCTGACTTGTTAATCGTTGATGAGGAGAGTCTGACTGCATGGGTGGTGGACTACAAGACGGGTAAGGACAAATACCCTGACAAAGAACAACTCACGCTCATGTCACTCATGGTGTTCGCACACTTCCCGATCATACGTATGGTGAAGTCTGCTCTGTTATTTGTAGTGAAAGACACAATGGTCAAGCACAAGGTCATGCTTGAAGAAGCCACGACTTATTGGCAGGACTATCGTGAACGGGTAGCGCGTCTTGAAGCAGCGTTTGCTAACAACGTGTGGAACCCAACCGCAACACCACTATGTCCGTGGTGTCCTGTAAAGACTTGCGAATTTAATAAGGGGTATTGATATGACACAAGTAAACGGCAAACGTGATTACAAACACGCTTATAAATTACAGAAGAAATCAGGGGAAACCAAAGATCAGATTGAGCGCCAACGCGCAAGGAGAATGTATGACAAAGAAGGCATCGACCGTAGTGGTAAGCACATCGATCACACCAACCCCATTCGTAATGGAGGAACTTCCAGTAAAGGAAACACAAGACTCAGACTCCCAAATAAAAATATGGCTGACAACGGCAAGTAACGATGAGTTGATTGCTTTGTGGGACGCACGTTATGGCGATGGCTGGCGTATCTCACATTTAGAAAGCATAACGCTTGCGTGGGATGACACTTTTGATGTTGCGTTTACCAGAGAAATGTCACGCAGAGGATTGATTGAAAGACACCATCACATGGCCGAGCAAGTAACCCTGTACAAACTAAAATGCAAATCATAGAAAATAAAGCAGTGTTACTCAGGACACGCAAGCCTGACAAATACACTGTCATACCAAGGAGTAAGCACCTCGGAGAGATAGCGCCCGGACTGCATGAGGTGCTCGTGTTCTGGGGTTTGGACGAGATGCGTGTCTTGCGTAATCTGGGTGTTAAAGCTGTGCCGTCCCCCATCAAGGCTAAGTATGATTGGCCGGGAAAACACAAACCGTTTGCACATCAGATTGAAACCGCATCGTTCTTAACACTACATCGTCGAGCGTTTGTGTTTAACGACCCCGGTACAGGTAAGACGCTGTCTGCGCTGTGGGCTGCTGACTACTTGATGAGGAAAGGTTACGTAAGACGTTGTCTTATCTTGTGCCCTCTGTCCATCATGCACGATGCGTGGATGAACGGTATCAGTAAGAGTGTTATTCATCGCAGTGCTATCGTGGCGCATCATCAGCAAGCAGTGCGGCGTATTGAGATGGTGCAGGGGGACTATGAGTTTGTCATCATTAATTATGACGGACTGAACCTGATTGCTGATGAAGTTAAGGCAGACGGAAGGTTTGATCTTATTGTTGTAGATGAAGCGAATGCTTATAAAAATGTGAGCACTCGCCGGTGGAAAACGCTCAGTAAGTTACTTACACCGCAAACATATCTGTGGATGATGACTGGCACTCCTGCTTCGCAGTCTCCGCTTGATGCGTATGGCTTAGCTAAGCTTGTTAACCCAACGGGTGTGCCAAGTTTCTTTACGGCATGGCGTGATAAGACGATGAATAAGATCACGCAGTTTAAGTGGGCTCCCAAAAAGCAAGCCGCTCAACTTGTGTTTGATGCGCTGCATCCTGCAATACGTTATACAAAAGAAGAATGTACTGACTTGCCGCCTGTGCTTGTTGAGACACGTGACATACCGTTGACGCCTCAACAAAGAAAATACTACATGCTGCTTAAGGAACTTATGCTAGTGCAGGCTGCGGGGGAAACAATCACAGCCGTTAATGCTGCGGCAGGGGTCAGTAAGTTATTGCAGATCAGCGCTGGTGCAGCGTACACAGACGGTCGAGAAGTTGTGGAGTTTGATTGCAGCCCACGTCTGTCCGTGCTCATGGAGGTGCTAGAAGAAACGAAACGCAAGGTGCTGGTGTTTGCCCCCTTCAGGCACAGTATTGACACAATCCATAACTATCTCAACAAGCACGGTGTTGCTAACGAGTTGATACATGGTGACGTGTCGGTAAAAAAGAGAACAGATATATTCAAGCGTTTCCAGACTGAAGACGCTCCGCGTGTTCTGGTGATTCAGCCACAAGCTGCATCACATGGGGTAACGCTGACTGCTGCGGATACTGTCATCTTCTGGGGTCCAGTGATGTCTGTTGAGACTTATAAACAATGTATCGCTCGTTCAGATCGTATCGGACAGGACTCAACCAAGGTGACCGTCATTCACCTACAAGGCAGTGACATTGAGCGCAAGATGTTTAAGGTGTTGGAGGAGCGTGTGGACGACCACTCCATGTTGATAAAACTTTATGAATCGGAGGTTGCACGATGACAGATTGCATGTATAATCTTTGACATAACAAAAGGAGAGATGATATGGAACAAATTCCAATGGACAAGTTGGCGCGTGTGTATCTCAAGATACGTTCGCGTATTCAGCAACTTACACAGCAGTACGAGTCTGAGGTTGAAGAACTGAAGGCGCAGCAAGATGAAGTCAAGACTGCGCTCAAGGATCAATTGATGGCTCTTGGAAGTAAGTCGGTGCGAACCGACCAAGGAACTGTGATCTTGTCTACCAAGACACGGTATTTCACACAAGACTGGGATTCATTCAAGCAGTTTGTTACGGAGCATGATGCGCTCGATTTATTTGAGCGGCGTATTCATCAAAGCAACATGGCAAAGTTTCTTGAAGAAAATCCTTCTCTTGTACCCCCCGGTCTTAACTCTGATAAAGAGTATGACGTATCTGTAAGGAAACCTACTAAATGAGTAACGTAACAGTTTTTAACGCAAACAAAGCCCCTGCATTTGCTAAGTCGCGTGGGCTGTCCACCATAGCTAAATCACTTACTGGTGGTGGCGGTGCGAGTGGTAAGAACATCTCCATCAAAGGCGGTGTGTTTCGTTTGATTAGCGACGGTAAAGAGATCGCTGCGATTGATGATCGTCACCTTGACGTTGTGGTTGTTGCTGCTGCCCCCAAGGTTGGGCGTACGTTTTACATGGGCAAGTATGAGGAAGGTAAGACCACATCTCCCTCGTGCTGGTCTGCTGACGGTGATAAGCCTGACGCATCGGTACAAGAACCACAACACGCTAACTGTGCGGACTGCCCCCAGAATATTCAAGGTAGTGGTGAAGGTACAAGCCGTGCCTGTCGTTTCTCTCAGCGTATTGCTGTGGTGCTTGCTAATGATGTTGAGGGTGATCCCTTGGCGTTGTCACTTCCTGCCACTAGTATTTTTGGTAAAGAAGTGAATGGCGACATGCCGCTCCAAGCTTACGCACGTTGGCTGGCTGCACAGAACATCAACCCTGAAGAAGTTGTCACGCGTCTGCGTTTTGATACCAAGGCTGCTGTACCCAAGCTTTACTTCAAGACCATGCGTTGGCTGACTGATGAGGAGTTTGCGTCAGTGACAACCCACATGGAAGCACCTGCTACGCAGAAGCTTGTGGTGATGTCTTTCCCAGCGCAGCAACAAGTCGCTGCCCCTGCTGCACCGCAGATCGAGGGCTCACGTCCTAAAGCCGCAGCTAAGAAGAAAGCTGAAGTCGTTGAGGATGCAGGTGATGACGAGCCTGAAGTGCGCAAAGAGTCAGCCCCTACTAACGCAGTACCCAAGAAGTCTGGGATTGCTGCTACTGTAGATGCTTGGGATACCGACGACTAATTAACAGGGGGCGCAAGCCCCCTTACACACTATGCCCTACTCTGAAAAAACCAAAAACGTAGTTAAACACGCCCCACGTACGCTCGGCTCGCGCCTCGGACGATGGGCCATACACCGAGACTTCTCTGTACTACGTATTTCAAAATTTACGGGTGCGACAAGGCAGACAGTTTATAACTGGATGTCAGGCGTGGAGGTAACCCCAGCCTACCGCTCACGTGTACAGGAACTTATTAATATTCTTGAACGGCAACCAACAGCCGACCAAGCATGGAGACAGATATGCGAGGACTACAACCTACAAGCATGACAGACTCAGAGCTGTTGAACTACTGTGAAATAAACTGGGAAGAACTTGAACCTGACTATTTGAAAGAGTTGATACGACGTATGGCGCGATATATGGAAACGCACATGCCTGATATTGCTGAACCAAAAGACGGACGCCAGTTACCCCTGTTCTGACCTGTGGAGTCTTCATGCAACCGCAAGAGTTTTTGGCGGCGGTACTCCCATCGACGGGTGTGTACTGTGTTGCCGAGCTAACAAGTAAAAAGAAAGAGCATGTTTTTGCAACGAACTTAGGAGAGTTTGAGCATGTCGTAGATAAGTGGGTTAAGGACAGACGGGACGTTTACTTCGCGCTCGCTACGTTTAAAGAGGAAGGAAAACGCACGGCGAAGAATGCAGAGTACATACGCGCTGCATTTTTGGATATGGACGGCTACGAAACCAAGCGCGATGCAGCGGAAGCGCTTGACGTGTTCCTTGAGAAGACAGACCTTGCACAGCTAGGCCAGCCACTCGTTGTTGACTCAGGGGGTGGGCTTCATGTGTATTGGCCGTTTACTGAAGACATTCCGATTGATGTATGGAAACCTGTTGCAGAGAACTTAAAACGGCTGTGCGCTCAAGAGAACATGCGTATCGACAACACCGTGACTGCGGATGCAGCGCGTGTGCTGCGCATACCGGGGACGGTCAATTTTAAGCCTAAGTATCCTAAGCCCCGTGCTGTGCGCATCATGGTGGAGGCAAAGCCCAAGGCGTTTGACTTTGCTACGTTTTCTGGACAACTTATTAAGAAACTAAACGGCCATGCCTATAGTCCCTTACTGGCGCAGAAGATTGAGATTGAAGGCGAACGACCTAAAGGCGCACGATCAGAAACATCCGTTAAATTGTTTGACAATTTGCAAAGCGAATTTAAGCTTCTGTGGATTAAGACGATTGAAGGCACGGGTTGTAAACAGCTTGAGTACTACAAAGAACACGCCAGCGACGACGGCATGGAACCAATATGGCGAGGCTTACTATCTTGGACAACGCGTTGTACAGATGGAGGTGACTATGCGAGCCGCCTTTCGGAGATGCACCCGTATGACGAAGATCGTATGCGGCAGAAGCTGCGCGAGATTAAAGGCCCATATCCGTGCGTCAAGATGGATAGCGAGAATCCGGGCGTTTGTACAAAGTGCCCGCACTGGGGAAAGATAACCAACCCGCTTGCTATATGCCGTACTTTGGCAACAGATAACACTGAGAAACACATTGAGATACAGGATGAGGAAGAAGTAGTACCGTTTCAGATTACTCGTCCTGCACCTCCTCGTGGATACAGCTATGGTGCAAAGGGTGGCATCTTTGCAGACAAGACGCTTGAGGATGACGAGGGGAAGAAAACTAAGAAGTCCGTCATGATTCTTCCGTACACGCTGTTCGCGGTGGACATTCTCAAACAGCCAACAGGCGAGCACGTTGTACACATGGTCGCTGAACGCGACGACGAATACCACGACATACTGATCAATCAAAAGTCAGTAGTCAGTAAAGACGAAACCGTTAAGACACTTGCAGCCCAGAACATCATTGCATCAACAGGTTCAGGCAATGACAAAAACTTGTTTGAGTACGTGCGTGGGTGTGTAGAGAAAGCTAGCGTATCTCAGCAACCGCTCATTATTCCGTCGAATTATGGGTGGCAGTCACACGACCGACTATTAACAGGACACAACGCGCCCTTTGTGCATGGTGGCATGGTGTACCAGAACGGTGTAGCGCGTCGAGTGCCTATGCCTGATCTTCAGAACATCACGACTAGTATGCGCTCAATGGGCTCGCTGGACGGGTGGAAGAACATCATTCAGGTGCTGATTGATAAAGGGCTCGATGAGATTCTGGCTATGTTGTGCGTGGGGCTCGGGTCACCGTTCATGGTGTTTAGCAAACTGGCGGGTATGACATTTCACTTGGGGTCTACGGAGTCTGGTACGGGTAAGTCGTTGGCGTTACGTTTAGCAGCAAGCGTGTGGGGGCATCCCGATCACTTCCGTGTCAGCCGCTCTACGTCAGACGTAGCCATGATTCACCACGCAGGGATGCTTGGTTCAGTGCCACTCATCTCTGATGAGATTACCGTTAAGAACAGGCGTGACTTTGAATGGTTCCCTGCCATGCTGTTTGACTTCAGTGAGGGTAAGGGCAAAGAGCGTATGGAGTCAGGCGCTAACAAAGAGAGGATTAACACCACGGCATGGTCACTGCTTGCACTGATGGCATCGAACACTCACGTGGTGGACTACATGACGGGTAATCGCAAGCATTCATCAGAGGGCGAGCTGCGCCGTGTACTTGAGCTGACACTCACAAACACGTTGACATGGGATGATCATGAACGAGAAGCCATTGTGTCGTTGTCTCAAAACTATGGTGTGGTCGGTCCGCACTATGCGCAATGGCTATCAAAACATGCGCTTGAGGCGCAGAAGCTATACAAAAAGATTGAGAAGCACATACGCATGGACTTTCGATCTCCAGATGATGAGCGTTTCTGGACAGCAGGATGTACGGCGTGTGTTGCGGGGGCTGTTGTTATGGGCAGTAAGCATATGGGTATTGTTGACTTACCTGTAGAGCGCATCATGCGTGTGTTCCGCAACCTAGTGTTTAAGAGTCGGGAGACTGTGCAGAGCAGCAAGCGCACGGTTGAGGATGTACTCAACAGCTACACACGAGAGTTTTACGGTAAGTTTGTTGTCATCAAGGCTGTGGACGGTACGCTCGCTGCAACGCTCGGTGATGGTGGTGTGATTGATGAAACCATATCTCGGTCTGAGATAGCAGGGCGTGTGGAGCACGGACTGACGCCGGGGTACATTGATTACGTGATTGAGGAAAACTTACTGAAGTCTTACTGTGCGTCCATGAGTTTTGGCTACAGCGACTTTAGGAAACAGATTGAGAGGCTATACCGTGTGGGTTACGGTAAGACCGACTTGATGAAGAAAACCCGTGGGCCACAGATGCGCGTCAATGCAATCCGAATCTCAATGCCAGAAATCGAAGACTGACCCAATCATCCCGTGGGAGCATATCCCACGGGGAGGTGGCTTCTTCATCCCTACGCTCAACCCACAACAAACGATTGAGCAAGTCTTTCGCTCAGCAACTGAGCACCATATCTTTTACGTCAAGCACACCACGTGCATTGTCAACGGGCGGCTAGGCGTTTATTTTCAGAGACAGCAGCTATCATATCCTTGGCAAAAGCAATCCGCTCAGCCCTGATCTCATCAAGCTCTTTGCGCTTTTGCGCAGGGGTCATGCCCGGATCTTCACGCACGATACGTTCTTCCTTGGCAAGATCACCCATTTTTTTCTTGAAGCGCCCTGCGTCTTTAGTCAGGTCAAGCAGGTACTCATTTTCTTTGTAAAAGATGTCTGCGTCTGCTTCACGTCCTGTGGCTTCAAGTTCCTTGAGCGTACGCTGGCGTTGCTGAATGTCATACACCTGCTCATAGGCGAAGTTGATAAGGCCCGTTGCGTCTTTAGGCTGGAACAGCCCACCAATCAGAATCGTACCGCTAGCGCGTGTCTCAGGTTTAACCTTGGTCGGCTCCTCAAGCACAGGGTTAGCCACACTCATCAGCGCAGGCACAAGCCCACCGAAATATCCGCGCATCAGGTGGTCAATCTCGATGGGAGACAGGCCGTATTCTTTAGAACCAACAGTGACTGTGGTCATCTTGCTGAGCAGCTTGGACACTTCTGTGGTGTTCTGGCGCACACGTTCTGCTTTGGTCAAATCAAGCTCACGCTCACTCTCAATCGCCCGTCCACCAAAGAAGGAGTAATTCACAGCAACTTCAAGTGCTGGCTTGATGAACTGCGGCAGTCCAATAGGTATGCTGTTAACGACCATTGACTTGAGCGCAGGGATGTTTTTCTGCAACGTTTCATCTGTGGTCGCCATGTTGTACACCATCTCTGGCAGCGACTTAAAGATATAGCCAAGTTCAAACGGAATGGGTACGCGCAGAGGCTCACTGACACCGGGGATATATACAAAGAAGTTGTTGTACTTCTCATCAGCCGGTGCGTTCTGATACGCCTCATCGTCCTGCATCAACATGGCATAAGCTATGGCAGTAGCGGCAAGCATCGCGCCACGTGTCATTAACTTCTTACGCACATTGAGTTGATCCTGCCCATACATCTTGCCAGTGAAAGCGCGGTACACCACGTCCAGACCTTGTATCTGTGCGTTCATGAACGGCACTAACATGCTCAGCATATAAGCTGTTGGGGAGTACCCACGCCGTCCGAAGTTCATTGACTCCAGCGCACCGAGGGTGGCTTCCATCTCCGACATACCTTTGGCACGGAAGTCCTCGTACAGTGTCATACGTGTGGCAGCATCTGCCTTCATCGACAGCTCGTCCAGACGTGCAAGCTGGAAGTTCAGGGTCTTGCCGCCTTTAGCCAGATCACGCAGCAGCTTCGCCATATCTTCTGACGAGCCTGTAATAGTCTGACCACCAAACACTCCACGTTTTTTCAGTATCTCCTCAACATTGCTTGTGCCTTTAACCATTGAGGGGAACTGTTTGATTGCCGAGTACACAGGCGTAATGTCAGCGCCAGTCACCAACGCCGCTGCACTGGTATCCCGCACAATCTGACGCAACATATACACAGGGTTACGAGTAACAAACTTACGTAGTACCTGTGCTGGACCTGTAAACATCCGTGCCATAAACGGCAGCGTCATTGATACGCCCTCAAGCCCTTTGACCAAGATACTTGCGTCAATGCCAAGCTCGTCAAGCTTCTCCTCGCTAAGCACGGCTGACTGCGTTTCTCCGTTAACTTTAAAGCGCACGACGTTCGGACCTTCAGGCTTAGCGTCAGGCTTAATCTCAGCAAACCCCAGCGCTTTGAGCGAAGTTGCCACACGGCTTGACGCTAAGTTGCGCAGGGCCATGTCCGTCAGGATGGTGGTGTTCTGAACCGAGCTGGTAAAGAAGTCAACGATGTGCTCGTTCCCACCAACAAGTTCACGTAGGTACGGCTGCTCTTTCAAGCTGCCAATATTGATGGGCACATCTTCTGTACCAATGCTTAAGAACACCTGTTCCTTCTTCTCATCAACACGGTAGAAGGGGATGTAGTCTTTGGTAGCGTTGAGTGTTTTTGCAAGATCTTTGGAAATAGCGCCCGTAGCCTCAAGGAAGTTGATGAGGTTCTTGTTGTACTCGTTGTATTGAGTACGTGCTTTTTCAAAGGCGTCTTTGATCTCAGGCTTGGAGTTGATGTATGCGTCAACGTCCTTCAGCATGTCCACCGAGATACCCCCCTTGGCGGGATCCGTATTAAAGTTCAGCTTGCGCAGCCCCACGCTTGGGTTGTTCTTAGCGCGTTGGTGGGCCATGTAGGTTGTAAACAAACGGTTGGCAGCGTCAGCGTCAATGCCTGACTCGCGCAAAGACTCAGAGATCTCGCGCAGACTTACGCCAAACCCAGCCTCTGGGATGAACTCCATACTGCCGTCAGCTTTGGGGCGCTGCACCATCTTCATACCGCCGTGGTTGACCACAGCAGACGTAAAGTTCATGCGCTGGTCGTGCATCCGTGAGTAGTACACAGCCTCAAACATCTGCTGAGCTTGTGCCAGTTCGTTGTCCTTGGCGTACTTGAGCACTTGCTCAAGCGGATCTAGCCTGTCCACAAACCGCGCTCTAAACTCTCCACCACGCAGGGTATTTTTTAACCGCTCAACAACACCTTGCTCAGCGCCCGTGATTCGCTGAACAGTGTCCGCAACATTGGCAGGCATATCAGCGGGGTAGTTGACCGAGAACAATACTTTAGGCGTTGTGCCTTTTGTGCCCAGTACGTCTTTAACACCTTCTTTAAGGTCACTTACTTCTGCGGCTGTAAGGATTTGCTGGTTTTTATCGTAGAAGTTAACGTAGTTAGCAGCTTTTGCGCCTTGGTGTTTATTGCCTGCAATTCCGTAAGACCAGAGTAATTCAGCCGTTGCTTTTTGTAATTGAGTGTGTGCCGCCCCTTCTCGAAAATACGGGTCTTTTGCAGAAGCAATAATAAGTTTTTTTCGATCACTAGTGCTGCTTTTGGAAGCACTACCAAACAAAGGCTGTTGCGCGTATAAATACGCAGGAAATAAATTTGCAGCAAATAAACGGTTGTTTTCTTTGTCAAGCAATTCTTTTAACATGGCAGCATCTTCAGGATTCGCCAAATCATTTAACAACGCATCAAAAGAGTTTTGTACGTGTTTGGATTGTTCGCTTAGCGGTTTTTCTAGTTCCCAGTATTCATCTTCTTTACGCTCACGAATAACGCGTTTTAGATACGTGACAGGTTTGTTTTGAATCACTTCGTATTCAAACGAAAAATCTTTTAAAATATTGTACAGCTCTTTAAAAGATATATTGTTATAAGTAGTAATACTTGAACGCTCTTTTAGTTCTCTGAACAAAGCATTAACAAGCTCAGTTTTGTCGTTTGAAATTAAAGCATCGTATAGATCTTTTCTTTTATATTCCTTCCCAAACTTAACAGCTAAAGCAATATAATCTGAAATCTCGTCAGCTATTTCGCTAATAACATTTGATTTATTGCGTCTTTCACGATTTTCAACGCTAAGAGTATTTAGCCAATTGTCAAATGCCTTGTCTCTTATGGCGGACAGCTCTGCACGCGTTTTTCCATTAAATTTAACGCCTGTCTCTTTATCAAATTTTATTTCGGGCGTACGGGCTATTTTTTTCTCTAATTCTTGTCTAGCATAACTAAGCGCAGTCCCCGGTCTAGTAGCCGTGTACGTGCCCCACATATACGCTTGCATACCTTCGCCAGTGCCCATGTATGAATGGTCGAACTCTTGGAACGTAACCCCCGTGCCATGCCATTCACCACGCAGTTCAAAATCAGCAGCACCGTACGCAAAGTCCACAAAATCTTGCGCGGTCATGTTCTTAATTTGTTTGGCAAAGTCAGGCCCAAGCAACTTGCCAATAATCTTCTTGAAGTTCTCGTACAGGCGGTACAAGAAACCTGCGACTGGGCCTTTACCTTTTTCTGTGGGGTTAACGCCAGCTATAACAGCTTCTTCTACAAAATAAGCAAGTATCTCGTCATCACGTGTTTCAACATCAGGTGTTTCATCTGCAAACGCATAATTAACGCGCTGCATGGCTGCTTTAGCAATCTTGGATTCTTGTGATCCGTCGCCACGCTTAGCCCAAGTCTCAACCTGATTAACAAGCGCTTTGTATTGCGCATCGCCCAACATATTACGGAAGCCAACGTGCGCACCTACCTCATGGAGGAATACCGCAAGCTCTTGTCCTTTTGGGATATTGCTGGCGATTAGATACACTTCGCCATACGGTGTTACGAAACCACGAGCGTCAGTTGGGACGTTGTAGTATTCGCCAATGTTTTTCCCAAGAGATTTAACGTCAGGGTAAACGTATACGTTTTTGTTATCCCAATCGGTTACTAAGGGGAATGCCCCTTGAATAACTTTACGAACCTCTGCAACCGTCGTTGGGTTTTCTACCTGCCCACGTGACTTCAGGATGCCCTTGCGTTCAAAGTACGCCCTTACGCTCTGCGCTTGCGGCACATTTTCAAGCTCAGACATATGCGCCATTGCATTACGTCTTGCATCGCGCAGAGCACGTGCGTATTCCGCACTCTTAAACCCATAATCTTTAGCTGCCTTCTTAACATCAGGCGCTGAGTAAGACATGGCATCAATTTCATATTGCAGCTTGGCTGCTTCTGTGGCCCGTGTCTTTGGCGTACCTTTTGGCTTGTTAAAGTTTTCATCAATGATGGCAGCAATACGCTCGTTAGAAGCATTAATCAAGGTTTGAATTTCCTTGATGGCTTCCAGACGATTGTCTTTAGCCGTTATGAGCGTGTCGCGTAGTGGTCCTTCAATTTTAGTTTTCTTACCTTTTGCAGCAAGCGCTTTATCGATGGCTTTGATCTCGTTTTTGTATACGCCTACTTGTGCAGCAAGCTGTTCTTCAGAAATGCGGGGGATGGATTTATCTGCACGTACCGTACCCATCCTAGCGTTTTCAAGTGCTTGGGCAAGTTCAAGCGCCTGAAGGTCAACATTGCCGCCTGTGGCCTCAAATATTTCTTTTTGCTCAAGCAGTAATTTCTTTGTCTTACCCAACCGAGCGCGTTGTGCGCCTTTGGCCTCGGCAATTTGTTTATCAATATCTTGAATACGCTGCTCGTATTTTTGTTTTTCCTTTTCGGTAGCTTCTTGAACTCTGCCAAGCTGTGCTTTCTCAAGCGCTTCTAAATTAAACGGCGCAGCAGTAATGGGTTGCACATCAAGACGTTGAACAGGTTGATCTTGCAGTATGGCAAGGTCTTGCCGAAGCGCTTCCATTTTGCCGTAAAGCGCAGCCATCTTACTTGTAGCTGGACCTACCTTATCTTGTTCTCCCTTCTCAACTTGTTTCTTAAGCTTGGACAACTGACTACGGATGTTCTTAACTTCGCGGTCGTACTTCTTCTTAAGCTCAATCGTATCTTCGTCAGTTTCAACGACAACGTCCTTACGTTCAACTTTTGTTCCCGGTAACCCAAGACCAACCTTGACGCCAACTTCAGCTTCTTTAGTTTTAGCGCGGAGGTCGGCTATCCTACGTTGCGTAGTTTCAAGTATTGCGATATTGCGTCGAGCAATGGCTTGAGGTTGTGCAGCTTTACGTTCGGCCACACGTGTTTCTTTTTCTGCTTGAAGCGATTTAAGTAATTTTATTTCAGCTTGCAAACGCTTGTTTACAGCAACTTCAGCGTTTGCTAAAAGTTTATCCTCCGTAGCCGGGGACGCTTCTTTAATCTCATTTCTCAAAGCTTCTAAGTCAGAACGCAGGTCTGCAAGATACGCGTCCGCTGCTGCACGGTCTTTATCAGGGATATAGTATTCAGCGCGGTTTGCTTTCTCAACAATCGACTTGTATTGTTTTGTTTTAGCTGCAAGTTCTTGTGACACAGCTTGCGCAATTGTTTGAAGATCCTTTAACCCTTCTGCATTGATGCGCTTGATAGCATCTTGTTGCACCTGTGCAGCAGTCTTTGCAACATCTTTACCTATTTCGGTAATTAAGCGATCAAGATTTTTTTCTGAAGTTGCGTCAGCAACTTTTCTGTCCTCAACAACAGTTTCAATTTTTCTCTTAGCGTCGTCTAATTGCTTACGCATATTAGAAACTTTTAGCGACCCAAGAAAACGCATAAACGCTTCTGGGGTTTTACGTATAGTTGCGCGAGGCTCAAGTAGTTTTTCAGGAAACAATTCTCTTTGTGCCCCGCCAACTTCTGGCGCAGCAGGTACTTCTTCTTTTTCCTCAGCAGCAACTGCTGCTTTACGTGGTGCAGGCTCAATCCCCGGCAGCGTAAACTGCTCACCGGGAATAAACGAACGAGCTGGACGTGCCTCACGTGCCAACGCTTTATCACGAATCTCTGCAAGTTCTTCTTGCGTCACAAATAGCGCACGTGCAAATGGACGTGCTGCCTGTGTGCCAGCCTTCATATCAAAAGCAAGCTGCTCGCGGGTGATGTTCTTACTGGGTGTAAAGCGTGGTAATTCTTGTGGCCTACGGCTTTCTTCTACAACTTTTTCGTAACGTGCGCTACGGATAACTTTGCCCTGCCGCATCACAGCAGGCTCGACAAGTATTTCAGACACTTTACGGGTCACAGGGTCGTACTCTTGCGCCCGGATCATCAGCTCGTCCATCTTTTTGGCAAGCTGTTTAGTTAACGCATTGCGTTCTTCAGGGGTAACTCCACGCACCCCTTCTGCACGTCGTGCAGCATCAATTTCATCGATAGTATTAGTAATGTAGTTGTTACGGTACGTTACAGCTTGCTGAAGTGCATCTTTACGTTTTGCAAGTGAATCTTTCTTAAACTGTTCAAACGTAGGCATCATGTATTCCTGCCCACGCGCTGCGGCTTCTTCAGCCATTGACGATACGTAGTAACGATACCCGCGCTCAGTCTGCCCTAGTTTTGTCTGACGTAACTCATCAAGGGCAGAAGCAAAATTACTAAACTCCTGATCCTGACGACTCTGTGCATCTTTAATAGACTCACGTGCTTTTGCCCCGCCAACCTTGACCTTGGCTTTAATCTGCTCAATTTCTGTATCACGCTGAGTAACTGTTTGCAGTGCAGTGTCATATCGTTGTTGTGCTGCGGCAAGTTGTTCTTCGCTAGCTTCAGGCTGCGCAGTGAGCGCGTCAAGTGCTGTCTTGGCTTCTTGTGACTGCTTAACTGCCGCATCACGTTCCTTCTGAAGCTTGGCTATACGCAGTGCGTCATCGCCACGAACTAACAACTCCTCAGCAGGTGCCCCGAGATCTTCAACGCGCTTCTCAGGTTGATTCCGTTTGAGCGTGTCTAACTCATTGATTCGTACCTGTGTAGCAAACGCCTTCAAACCATCAGGCGTAAACGTATTGTCAGGCGTTACAAGTTGCTTATCTTCTGCAAGATAACTCTGTAATTTCTCACGCTCTTGTGCAATACGCGCTTCAATCTGATCAATAGACTGAAGCCCCAGTGACTTCTTTACAAGCGGCGATAGTTCACCTGTACGAACAGCGTCCATATACTGGGCACGTTCTTCGGGTTTTGTCAGCCCTAGTGCACGGAGACTTACAGGACTATCAAGCGAACGCTCCACACGCTGGAGGGCAATGTCTTCAGTTTCTGCCGAACCCATCATGAGCTTGGCTAGTTGTTTTACATCACGGCGAGCTTGTTCTTCCGCAGCACGTGCTTCTTCCCCACGCATCTTTTCTTGGCGCTCAGCCATGCGCCCTTCCAAGGTTTCTGCTGTCTTAACGGGGGGCAGCTCTGCTTGATAACCAGTGTCAACTTCTTCTGCTGTACGTTCTGCACGTCTGGTTGCTTCAGGGTATGCAAACCCTGCTGGCGTTTCCATGAACAGTTGTTCACCACCAACCTGCGGTGCTTGCGCTTCAAGCCGCTGACGTTCAGCGCGTAGCGTTTTAATTTTCTGCGCAAGTTCTCCAGCCTTTTGACTTTCGCCAAGCTCGGCTTGCTTTTGCATATTCTTGAGCAGCTTAGCTTCTTCAGCCTGTAGTGCCTTGAGCGCTTCCATCGGATCAGGCACAGCGTTAATAGACGCTAGCTGTTCTTCAATCTGTTTACGCCCTTGGATTAATGGCGATAGTTGCTGGCTCATTGCCGCAACAGCATCCACGTCACCCGTCTGCGTAGCCTGTGCAATTTGTTTTTGGTAATCCTCTATTGCGCGAGATACACGCGCATAGTCTTGCTGTAACTCTTGGGTTTCTTGTGTGCGATCTACAACAGGCGCAGGAGCCTGCATTTGCGGCCCTGTCACAGCAGCTTCAGCTAAATCTAAAGCTCGTTGGTCCGCAGCAAACAGAGGCACCCCTGCTTCTTCTGCACGACGTTGGCGGTCTGCAAGCTCTGCCGCTTCAACTTTGCCCCTTTCTTCTTCAGCACGTCTACGTGCAACTTCTTGCTTTATCTTTGTTTCAGCCCGTGCCTGTTCACTACCACGCTCAAAGTATCGACCTACTGGAGATATAGCGCCGCCCAGCACTGCACCGCCAATAAAACTGTCCACGTACTCACGACGTGCGTCAGCGTCTGCAATCTTTAAGCCAGCTTGTAAACGCTCAATAAACTGCTGGCCTGTTTCTGTAACACCTTCAATCCCGGCAGTACGCGCACCTGTCGCAGCGTAGTCTGCAAGGACACGCTTATATCCTTGCTTAGCTATTTCTTTAGCTTCGGCTTCTGTAAGTTCTTTACCAACGGACTTAAATAAGTTACGGACAAGTGGCAGCGCACGGAAACTAACCACATCAAGCGCAGCTTGCGGCACAGCCGCAATAAAAGCAGTTGCCCCACTGGTCTGCTCTAGCCCCGCGTTGGGATCAGTACGTTTGACTTCTTCAAGCTGCCTTGCAAGGTTTGATCCTGTGAATTGCGCGGCAGAGGTAAGCCCTGCGGCTGTACCGGCAGCTAACGTACCAAGCGTTAATCCACCAACAACAGGAGCGGCAGCGGCAGCGGCGGGTAAAGCAAGCGTAGCCCCGGCAGCGGCAAGCGGCGCCGCCATATAGGGTAGTGATCCACCTAGCGTTTCTTTAAACTTTTCAAAAGGAGCTTCGGTCCAACTTTTTTCCGTGGGCCTATATATGCGTTGTGCTTCAGCCTCACGCTCTGCCTGATACTTCTCTGCTTCAGGCAAACCCATCAAACCTAGTTTACCCGCTGTAAGTGCTGCCTGCCCTTTTAGTGATTCAACGCCTGCTTTAAAAGCAGGTAAAAATCCGCTTTCGCCTTTAGGTCCAAACTCAGGGTATTTGGCAATAATACGGCGCTTAGCTTCTTCTGGCGTTACGGAATCCGGAATGTTTTCAACCAGCGTTCCGTCGGGTAAGCGTATGGAATAAGCCATGTTTAGATATTGCCAAAATTAATGACACGTTGTCCAGAGGCGCCCGTCGCCCCACCAACATACTGCTTCTTCCAATCAGCATAATCAGGAAATGGTTTGTCGCGTGTTTTGCGATCTTCCATATGGGCTTGTCTAGCTTTATTGTACTCACGTACAAGTGTATCTTCGTCTAGCCCACCAGCAGCTCCAGTGCCACGTCTCATTTGCAGTATGTCAGTAATTGGTTTGCCCGTCTCTTTTGCAATCATCTGCAATGTACGGAACTCCGGAGGCGGCATTTTGGCAACACGTTCCTGTACATCAAGTGAAGCCTTAGAAATAGCTTTTCTAGTCTCATCGTCCATCGTCTGCCATTTATCCTGCATCGCAAGACGCACCGCTTCACGACGTTCAATAGACGCAAGCTCCTTTTCCTTCTCCAACTCAGCAGAAGAACCTTTAACCAACTCAATAGCTTCCGCACGACGCGCACGTTCAATGGCAGACTGCATCTGGTTCATCGCCATCTTATAGGTGCGATCTTCTGCACGTTGCGCTGCCACATCTTTGCCCAACGCCTGTGCAGCCGCACCAATTGCTCCTTTACGTGGCGCAGCAGCATACGCACCCAATGCGTTCGCTAAAGCACCAAGTCCAGCAGACTCGCGCTGTTTCTTGTATTCCTCTTGCATTTCCTTAAGACGCGCTTCTTCTGCTTCACCACCAAGTCCTGCAACACCCATTTCTTTAAGCGCGTCCCGTCGTCCTTGGATAATGTCTTTTAAACTACGTTGCTGATATTGCGCAGGTAAAAATTGAGCCAATGGGTCAGTTCCGGGGGCTGCATTAGCCTCCATCATTTGATTTTGAATTAACTCTTCTGGTGAAATAGCAGGAACATTTGGCCCTGTCGGTAACGCGGGTTGTGCCCTTTGCCCACCCAGAGCGCGTTGGGGGGATGGTGTAGCGGCGGAGGGGGGTGCTGGGCGATTACGGAAAGTAAAATCAGGTCCAGATATATCTTGAGTATAAGAGGGCATACTTGCAGCGGGAGCTTTTGGAGGAGGTGGAACATTCCCTAACAGCCTTGCACGAATGCCGTTTGCTCGTCGTATTTCAGACGGTGTAGCGGTACCTTCTGCAATTTTCTGTTCAATTTCTCGCAAAATATCGCGCTCATCTTTTGAGCTAGCGCTTATAAGTGATTCGCCAAACAACGAGCGATCTTCAGGGGGACGCCCTGAAATATTCATACGCGGTGCTCCCCCAACCAAACTGCCGTCAGTAAGCCCCTGATAACGCTCAACACGCCCACCATCTTCAAAAGCAACAATCCCCCCACTAGCAAACCCTCGCTCCATGTTGGGCGCGGGTAGTGAAGCTACACCTTGCATTTGCGGAGGTGGGGCTGGAGGACGAAAAGCTTGTTCAATACCTTGCTTAACAGTGGGTTGTTGTTGCGGATTTTGTTGCATAGCAGCAGATTGTTTGGCATCTTGCTCCATCTTTTTTCGACGTTGCAATTCACCCAGCGCAATGTAGGGCGGCACCTCGGGGTTGGTTCCGTTGGCATACTGCATAACAGCTTGAAGGGGCATCCCCTTCAAACGCTCAGAAATTTGAATAAGGTTAAGCATAGTTAGCCACCATAGTACGTAAACCCGCCAGGACCGGATGTTCCCCCAAGGCTTTCAAGCGAAGTGCCTGAAAACAAATCGCTGATGTCAAAACCAGCATTCTTTAAGTTTGCTGCAATCGACGCTAGCCCCGCAGCATTCTGAAGTGCGCTTGGGCCTTGTTGATAATACTGAGACGTAGCGATAGGGAGCCCCTGCATTAAACTTTGGCGCAACTTAAGCATTTCCATAGGATACTGATACTGTTCACGTTGAAATTCTGCTCTGTCTCTATCAATAGCAGCTTGGCGAATAGCTTGTTCTTGTGCCCCCATACCGTACATGGCTTGTAAACGAGAAATATCTCCAGCCTGCCCTTGGAGCCCTATATCTGCCAAAGCACGATTTGCAGCAAGCTGTCGATCAAGCGCGGATAGCCCGAGCTGTGCCTGTTGCTGCTTTGCCTGTTCTCCCAAGCGTTGTGCTTCCAAGCCATACTGTGCTGTTTGCTGCGCAGACGTCATACCTTGTTGGGCTCCAAACTGACGAGATTGTTCACCTAAACGCAAACCTTCTAAACCATACTGCGCAGCCTGCTGTGCAGCCGTCATGCCTTGTTGCGCACCAAACTGGCGCGATGCTTCCGCAGCACGTTGAGCGTCGAGTCCAAATTGCGCAGCCAATTGTGCAGCCGTCATGCCTTGTTGCGCACCAAATTGTTGTGCTTGTTCTCTAGCTCTTGCTGCCTCTAACCCTAGCTGACCCGCTGTTTGTGCAGAACTTAATGCTTGCGCTCCTGCTGCTTGACGTGCAGCTTCCTGGGCTGTTAATGCTTGTAACCCTAACTGCGCTCTTGTTTGAGCTTCTTGAGAAGTTAATCCCGCACCAAATTGTTGTGCTTGTTCTCTAGCTCTTGCTGCTTCTAATCCTAATTGGCCCGCTGTTTGAGCAGATGCTAGTGATTGTTGACCTGCTGCCTGACGTGCAGCTTCCTGGGCTGTTAATGCTTGTAACCCTAACTGCGCTCTTGTTTGAGCTTCTTGAGAAGTTAATCCCGCACCAAACTGCCCAGACTGTTCCCTAGCTCTTGCTGCCTCTAACCCTAGCTGACCCGCTGTTTGTGCAGAACTTAATGCTTGCGCTCCTGCTGCTTGTCTAGCTGATTCCGTTGCTGTTTGAGCTTGAAGCCCAAGTTGAGCGGCTAATTCAGCCGACCGTGCACCAAGCCCAGCACCAAACTGACGAGATTGTTCTCCAAGCTGCTGTGCTTCAAGTCCTTTTTGTATATTTAATTGCTGCGCCGTAGTACGGCGAGCTTGATCACGTTCAAATTGTTGTTGAGCATTTAAGAAAGCTTCTTGCTGCCCTTTGCCGTAAATATCCCCCAATTGCGTAGCAAGGTTGCGATTAAGTTCAGCTTCTGAAATAGCCTGACGTGACCCTCCAAACGATCCAGCTTTTGCCATACGAGCGGCATTTTGCATCCGAGTGATGTCTGCCTGCCTACGAGCTTCACGCAACTGTGGATCAATAACTCCTTCTGTATAAGGAGACATATATTCTTGAGCTTGCGCTTGTCCGAATTTTTCAGCAGTAGCTCTTTCTGGGGTAAACGTACCCGCTTGATAAGCCGCTGGAGCTTGATAATTTGAAGTAACCGCATTTGCTTTATACAAATCCCCCGGAGCTTGATAAGTGCTTTGAATATTTGTTCCCGTATAAGGCGCAGTTCCTTGGTATGTAGATCCTATAGCCCCAGCTTTATACAAATCCCCCGGCGCTTGATAAGTGTTTTGAATATTCGTTCCCGTATAAGGCGCAGTTCCTTGGTATGTAGATCCTATAGCCCCAGCTTGATAAATATTGCTAGGAGCTTGATAGCCACTTTGAACGTTTGTGCCTTGATACGCAGTCGGCGAGGTAAAGCCGGACGTAAAATTTCCAGGAGTAAAAGCTGTGGGGGCATTAAACTGATTGCCAAAAGTACCTGCTGTATACGCAGCGGGGGCATTAAATTGATTGCCAAAGGTGCCTGCTGTATATCCTGAACTAACACTAGTAGCAGGAGTCTGTAAATTTGATATTGCCGTTTGTGTACCTGTCGGAACCGTTAACGATCCTATGCCCGTAAGCGCTGTAGTTTGGGGGGTGGTAAACCCTTCCGATAACGGTTTGTCGTACGAAGTGTATGGCAAATTAGCAAACGCCTCACCTTGTTGAAGCAAGCGTTCAACATAAGGCCCAGCCCATGAAGATAGCGTTGAAGATACAGTTGAGTCAGCCATAATTACCTCGGTATAAATTTAGCAGGATTTATTTGTTTTCCCTGTTTTTTATTGCCTGTTCTTGCAACGCGAATGCGATCCATCATCTGGTACAACACTTTAGCTCCAGCGTTGGAATTACCGTTACCTAAATGGCTTACCACATCGGCAGGAATCACAAACTCACCATCACTAAGTGCAGCAGGGCGTCGTCCATCAATACTGGCAGGAACTTTATCAGCCATACCATCTGAATGTCCACCTAAATACCTTGGGGATAGCGTACGCCCACCCCGCGTCATTGCCAATCCAGCGAGTCCACCTTGGTTATACCCAGCCACAATGTCATCAATTAATCCACCCGAAGCACCGCCGGGAGCGTTGATTGTTTTACCGCCCAAGTTATAAACAGTACCGCCATATTGCTGGGCGGCTTGGTCGGCTTCCTGCTGCGTGTCGTACCAGGAATAAGTTGGCGTTCCAGACATGCTTGGCGTTCTGACAACAAATTGTCTTGTGACGTCTCCAGCCATTTGCGGGGAGAGTGTTGCCAAGTTCTCCGATGTTGCGAGATCAAGTCCGAGCTTTTGTGCAAGTGCTTGAGATGCTGCAAGGCTATCCGTGGCTCCTGGCCCTTTTTGCGCGGCAAACGGATCTTGCGTCCAGTCGTATGCGGCGCCAAGCTTATTTGCGGCAATGTCAGCAAAGTTAACACCGTGGCCTGATCCGGTGCCAGGGTAAAGCTGTCCAGGCTTATAGTTAATGCCAGCAGCGTCAAGTTTTTGACCTAACGAACCAATGCCGCCGAGGTTGATGCCAAACTCATTCGCATTTTTGTAAAGGTCCTCGGCACTGACAATACTTCTTCTCAGCCGATTACCCTGAGGGTCGTAGTACCCAAGCTCGCCATCTTCCATGGATACGCCATAACCGCTCTTGGGGTCTCGGTAAATATAAGGGTTACCTGTCTTGGCAAACCAATCCTCATCGGCCAGAGGTGGCGGATTCTCGTAAGCATACTTGGCGGCAGCGGCTTCGGCGTTAATGCCCTTCATGGTCTCGTTAAGCCAGTTGGTGTCCTTGCCGCCGTAATAGTTTGCTATGTCACGGTTCCACCAATCGTTGGGGAAGGCAACCTTTAGTGCTTCGACGTTGTTGAGGAATCGATCCTTGCGAAGCTGCTCTGACCGCAACCCTGCCTGTGCATATTCTTCGGCTGTCATTGGGACGACATTCTCAGATACGCTTTGGGCAATGTCGGCCACTGAGCTTGGTATCGACTTAGGCTCTATAGCGGGTTGGGCCGTCTTGACGGTATTAGTGACGCCTGGGACGGCTGTTGATGCCCCCGCAACAAACCCTGCTCCTTCATATCCTGCCGGAGGTGTATACGTGATTGGCCCAAAACGCTGAAAGTACGGATCTTCAAAATAATCGTAGTCTTTTGGCGGGGCAGTATATGTACGTGATGCAGTCCACGGCTGCTTTAAGTTAGGGTTATACCCCGCATCGCCTTTGCCTTCTCCACCAATATTTTTAAAGATTGAAGGAAGTGCAAGTAAACCAACATTAACTTCGCACTTCCCCGTTTTAGGGTTAAGTGAGTATCCAGTTGGACACGTTTCTGGTTTTGGCTCACATAAACCAGTTGTGGGGTTGCGTACTTGTCCTTCTGGACATGATGTTGATTTAGGCGTCTCACATAAACCAGTTGTGGCATTGCGTACTTGTCCTTCTGGACAAGTAACAGGCGTATCAATAACAGGCGTCTCGCACAAACCCGTTGTGGCATTGCGTACTTGTCCTTCTGGACACGTAGACGTTACAGTAACACTAGGCCTACAAAGCCCTGTATCAGGATCGCGTGTTTGTCCTTCTGGACATGCTGTTGATTTAGGCGTCTCACATAAACCAGTTGTGGGGTTGCGTACTTGTCCAGCAGGACAAGTAACAGGCGTATCAATAACAGGCGTTTCACATAAACCCGTTGTGGCATTGCGTACTTGTCCTTCTGGACAAGTTTTTGTTGTTGTAACTTCTACTTTAGGCGTCTCGCATAAACCCGTTGTGGCGTTGCGTACCTGTCCTTCTGGACAAGTTTTTGTTGTGTCGTCTGTTACAACAGGCGTATCAATAACAGGCGTTTCACATAAACCCGTTGTGGGATTGCGTACTTGTCCAGCAGGGCAAGTTTTTGTAGTTGTAACTTCTACTTTAGGCGTCTCACATAAACCCGTTGTGGCATTGCGTACCTGTCCTTCTGGACAAGTTTTTGTTGTTGTTGTTGTTGTGGATAAAATAGGCGGATTAACAATATCTGTGTCCCCGGTTAACGACGTCCCTTTTACAACTACCGAGTCGTTTCCTAAACTACTGAGTAAAGAGTCATTCCCCGCAATGATGTCCTGAATTAATCCATCATCATCAAAATATCCGGGTATGAGGTCTTCTAGCTCAGTATCACTAAGTTTTGTACCAGGAACTTTTACATTACTGAGCGCACCGCCCACAAAACTAACTGCGGAATTACGTAAAACATCTTGAGCATCGCCCCCAGCAAGTGCCGTTGTTACCCCTGAAGTAATACTACTTTGAACTCCGTTTAACACACGGTTTGCTGTTTGGGGGTTTAGATCTAATCCAAGCGTTTCATCTAGGCTGTCAACAATTGAACCGGCAACATTTTGAATAACTGGTCCTGCTATTGCGTTAAACGCAGTCCCACCGATTGTAGCTATCGCAGCTTTAGCGCCGTCCCCTCCAAGAAGTTCAGCGGTGCCTGCATTAACCGCAGAAGCTACAAGTGTTTTAGCAACAGTTACCTCAGCCCCCGTTAAACCTAACTGAGAAACAATCTGATTTGTAACGGCTTCTGTTACAGGCTTAGTTATTAAACTTGTTGGATTTGTGATGATATTAGCTGCTTCACCAACAGTAAGATTTGAAGCAAGTGACCCAAGCCCTGCTTCTGCGCCTGGCACTGCACTCGCCGCTCCAGCACCCTCACCCAACGCGGCAAGTCCACCACTACTTGTTGCTGAAGATCCTAATGAACTTAATACATCACCTGCGCCTAGTGCAGCACCAACAATACCTGCGGCTTGTAACCATCCTTGTGCTTCTGTAGGATTTGGCGAAGCTAAACGCGTTCCCATAGGTTGACCATACGCGTCATATGCCTGCACAACGTACTTGTCACCTTGCACACCAACGACTTGTTCGGTAACAACGTCCTCGCCTTTATCAAGCTGCCGGATACCTCGATCCGTTCCTATGGTGCGTTCTACATATCCTGTAAGCATAGTGCCCAGTGGAATACCGGCATCACGGAAATATTGATGAACTTTCTCAACAGGAAAACCCGTAGCCTGCGCAAGTTCGTCATCCGTAACCCCAAACTGTTGCGCAGCCGCAGCGATTGATGCAGGGCTGTCAATGTTAGATATTACGTAGTCACGAATAGCGTTAAGTTCTTCAACAGAACGAGCCATAGTTATTCGACCCCTGAAACAAACGTCACGGTGACAATAACCGAAGGTATTGCTGGTCTAGTCGGTGATGTGCCTGCGCTATAAGCTTCAATCCGTGCACTGGTATTTGATGTCCGCCACATAAGCTGGACATAATCATTTGTAGCAAGATCAAGAAGTAAGTTTACTGTCCCTACCGTGTGATACGGATCTCCTGCGCCTTTACGCTGTGACAAACCAAACCTTGTATTTGACTGATCAACATCAGTACCATTAACACGAAACCAAATATCAATATCTTGCGCTGCGTTGTCATCATTAGATAACTGTACACTGAATTGCACGTTGTAAACACCACTTTGCGCTACTGTGATCTGGCTACTATTTTGAACCGATACACCGTTGCTAAGCGAAGATGAATTTAATGTGATGGCGTAAGCAGTAGTTGTGCTTGCTGCCGACTGATCTGTTGTATCGTAAAAATTACCGTAAGGCAACTGAAGATATTGCCCACCATCAGACCCAAAAAGCGAAAGTAAATTTTTATTAAGCTGGTTAAAGTATAAGCGCAAGACATTATTAAACTGTTCCTGATAGCCAGACTGATACTGCCCCGGTGCAAGGGGTAAGTTTGGAACCGCAGGTTGTCTGAGGAATGTCATCGCTGCCCATCAATATTGACATCAATTCGTGGTGCACCAAGCTGCCACGTTACCCCCAACCCATCAGACTGAGCTTTCATAATCATTTGGCGACCACGTATGCGGGTGTATATGATGTTTGTAAACTGTTCAATTACTGCGGTTGATGTGCGTGTAACACCTTTACTTGCGGTCTGATTAAATCCAGACCCCGAACCATTCATACCGTAAAGCGTCATCGTAAGCTGTGGAGAAGCCGTACTAGAACCTTGAAAAGTCACATCGGGCAACATGCGCCATACAAACCCAAAATTCTGCCCATCTTCAATATCAAATTCGGCAGACTCAATATAAGCAATAATTGGCTCCAATGTACCTGTCGTACCGTCGTCAACCCCTAATTCGTGACTGACTAGATTGTAGCTGTAAGTCGCTGCTTGTGGATAGTCCCGCAACCCTGAGTCAATCCAAGCCGTACGCCCAAGTGAGCCGTAATACCAAACATCTTCTAAGTAGTTATACACCACATAAGAGTCAACGACTGTTGAATCAGCGGAACAGTAAAACCACCAAATTTCATTAAAGCCTTCGTTAGTCCCTGCAAAAACTTGTTGGTTTTGAGCAAGATTAATATCGTTAAAGACATGCCTGCGAAGATCACAACGCAACGTCTGCACCCGACCGTCGTAAACGTAAAACTTATCTACACCCATCCAGTACACCCGCCCAGAGGCAACAGCCTTAGCGTTTTGCCCAACAATTGAAATATTATCCCCAAGGATTTGTGCAGCCCAAACATCAGGTGGCCCAACATACTGCAAGGAATAAAGCGCAGAATCTGTCCAAACGACAATTTCCTGACGTGTTTGCAGTGCAGTGACAATCTCAGAACCGTTTGAAAGACGTATAGACCCTGCCTGATTTGTAGCCGCAGGTGCCCAATCAACCACAGACTCCTGATCTGACCAGCGAATAAGCATGGGATCAAGCGTTCCCGATAAATATTCATTCGTACCAAAGCACAACACAAACCGATAGATGTCAGACACCACAATATAATTTTGCTTAGTCGGCACTCCTAATGCACCTGCCATAGTGACGACATTTACTCCTCGATTTGAAAATCCCGAAGTCACATCCCAGTAATACAGCCCGCCTCCACGAGGGCCAAACACAAGATCTTCACCAAAGTTTTGAGAAGACCAAATACGCAGTGCATCTTCGCTTGTAGCACTTAACCCCCAAGTACCTGAACCCCAAGTACCCGAACCCCACCCAGATAACGGTGCTTGAATTGCAGGGCCAGTGTTGATTTGATAAGACGCTAAGACAGCCGAGCCGCCATAAGTCCCGGCAGCAAGCACAGAAGGCGTTGTGATAGAAAAGGTATTAGAAGTCAAATAGGTGATTTGAAATTCAGCATTTAATATTGAAG